TCTTGCTGCTCGTCCACGTTACCGGCTCCTGTGGGGATGGGTGAAATTGGCGTGCTGGCGCAACTCGCGGATGATGCGGTCGGCCTGATCGTTGGTCATTCGGGTATTGACCATGTGCTTGATGCGTTCTAGCCGTGTGTTCTTTTCAGGTTCGCGGCGAATGTGTTTGCTAGGATCGTCGTTGCCCACTTCCTCGCAATTGTGAGCCTTCAGGTGGCGACGGTGCTGCGAGCGTGACGTAATCATCGACCCGTCAATCATGCTCTTGTAGGGCGTAATATCACCTTGGACGTAGTGATAGCGCCCCTTGGCGTCCTTGCGCCGCTCTACAAAGTCACCATCAATGTAAACGTAAGTGCGTTTCATTGGGATAGCGGTGGCTCGGGTAGGGTTTTTCCCATCTGCGCGATAATGAGCTTGGTTTGTGCGTCCAAATCGGCTTTGTATTTAGCAGCCGCTTGGTTGGCCTGTATCTCGGCAGCCTTCAGCCGTGCCTCAAAGTCTAGCTTTTGCTGCTCCATTGCCAATTTGGCTTGGTTACGCATCTGCTCCATCTGCATTTGGTGCTGCATCTCGGCTTGCTTGAGTGCCGACTGCATCTGCATCTTGCTTTGCTCCATCTGACCCTTGGCCTGTAGCTCGGCTTGCTTGCCCTGCTCCTCGCCATCTGGCCCACGTTGCGCGGCAGCCTGCGCGAGTTGTTGCAGCGTGGCATCCAACTGCCCCTCAATGGGTCGTGCCGCCTTAAACGCCTGCATGCCAAAGCGCAGCAGTTCCATCATCATCGGCACCATCTCGGGCGATGCCTGGCCGACCGGCAGCGCTTGCGCCAAGAAGCCACCGAACGCTTGCAGGAACTGCAAACGGTCTTGCTTCATCTGGTTCTCATCCAGCATTACCAAGCTATCGGCAGCGATGTCCACGCGGAAATTGCGTAGCGGCTTGTCTTTTAGCAATTGCAGCGCCTGCGGGATCAGTTGCTGGTCAGCGGGCGTCATCTGTTGCGCGGCGGCATACGCCAAGATTGTCTCGGGCTGGAAATGCATGCACATTACTTGCGCTTTCAGCCGAATTAACTCTGACGCGAACAGCGCCACATCCTCTTGCAGCGACCGCAGCCTTAATCCTGCATATTGCCCTTTGATTTGCTGCGCCGTCGCGGTTTCCGAGGCCGCTGTGGTGCCACGGATGATGTCGCTGATGCCTGTGATTTCGTAGATTTGGGACTTGATGTCCTCTCTGGCTCGGTAGCACTGCAAGAGTGCGCTTGCGAGAGTGTCGAGCGGTAGCAAGTCAATGCTGCCTTTAAGGCCGCCCTTCTCACTGAAAGCCATCCACTTATCCACGGGTATAAGTGCATTGTTATCACCTTCGGTCATCAATCGTTGTAACGCAGGCTGGCTGGCGTCATACACGCCGCGCACCCGCAGCGCTTTGACTAGCCCGTCAATTCTGTCTGACAGAATATCTAGCTCCATCGCCTGATCCTGATACAGGATGAAATCAGGCACTGGCACCAACGTGTCGCTGGTTGTTGTCGCGTAAAGCGGTTTGGGGCAGGGAAAAAAGCCCTCAAGGCCGAGCGGGTCATCGCGCACATCAATAATCTGCGGCATACCCTTACAGAACCAATAAACCTTCTGCGTTTCCTTATCCCAAAGCTCGCAGATTTTGGCGCGGTTATAGGTACGCTTCGCGTCGTTGTAGGCATTCAGCGGCTCTGGCCCTTGGTCGAGCGGTATTTTGCGCGCCATTTCCTCGCCAAAACGCTCTACCAGCGCCTCTCGCGTCATGTACACCCAGCGCCAAACTTGCGCCACCTCGTCCCATGTGCGCGCCTGTGAATGCCCAAAGTCGCGCCAATGCACATAGTCGGTCGGCGCACATTCGTATTCAATGCGTTCCATGCCCTCGGGCGAGCTTTCGCCCTGCTCAATAGCTGATGTGATGCTGATGCCGTCGTCGCCCAAACCAATCGGGGCAACATGCGGCTCATAACGCACCCATGCCGTGCCACGACCGCCTAGAAAGCGATCCTCCACCGCATACGCCATCGTGTTACGAAAGTCAGGGTAATGCTCAATCTCAAAATCAATGGCCCGCTCGAGGAGCTGCGCTGCTACGCGGCCCACAGGGTCGTTATCACCAAAGCGGCGGCTGATGTCGGCCTTTGGCAGTTTGGCGTAGACGGCAGGTTTCAGCGTCTGCACGTTTGACCAAAGCACGTTAAAACGTGCCGCCTCGTTGCCGCCCTGCCCGCGGCTGTCATCACGGTAGCGCTTGATGATCTTCTTGGTGCGCGCCTGCCATTTGGCGTACTCGTTGTCGTACTGCGCGACGGTCTTGAGGTACTTCTCTAACTCGCGGCTCATTGGCTCATCCATTACGCATTCCCCTTGGCCGTTTTCGCTGACTCTCGGAACGCCTCTGCCGTCGGCGCACCCTTCTCACCCGGTTTGCGCGTACGCTCCACAGGGCGACCCTCACGACGTTGCCGCGCCTGTCGCTCCTGCTTCGCCAGAATGTTGGCGTAAAGCCCTGGCTTCCTATGCGTAGTCACTGAATAAGCCCACCACCGTCATGGACGCATTCTGGCTGCATTCGGCAGTAATCGCGCCGCTTGTGGCCACGTTCAATTCCACGCTGTAGCTGCCAATGGGCTGCGTCGCGGGGATCGCCACCAGCGTCGTGCTGCCATCCTTCAGTGTCGCGGTCGCTTCACTGTTTGACGCGACATTCACTACCACGCGATGAATAAATGCGCCCGCCGCACCAAACGAGGTGCTGGAAGTCGCCCCCACGGCAACGTAGTTGTACCGATTGACATTCGCAATGCTCATATCCTTGCTCTCCTGCTAACGGTGCGGTCGTGAACCTGCCACATATCGTTCAGGGTCACGGTGTTTTCTGGCCCCACCATCAGCGGTTTAATTTCAGGCGCTGGGGGCTTGTCAGCGACTTCAGACCATGATACCGCAACCATACGAAAAGCGTCAGCGGGGTGTGATGTCCAATCATGCTTTGGCGATTGCCTGAACGCTTTTTTATCTTCGTCGTACTCGCGTTGATATTGGCGTAACGCCTCGATGCCATCACGGCAGCGTTCCGCATCAAACCAGACACGCGGCAACATCAAGCGCGCCGCCTGTATCCCGCTCTGTACGCCAATGTCAGGCACCACCGCGAGCTTGGCAATGTCTAGGTGACTCGCCAGCTGCTCAATGACGCTGCGACCTGTCTGCAAGCTCTTGGCTCGAGCGTCGTGCGGTAGGTAATGCTTTGCGTAGGTGTAGGGCTTTTGCAATACCGCGCCTGCGATGTCGTGGATGTCGGCACCACTCACGGCATAGAAATCAATCACGCGAATCTCGCCACGCACCACTTGGTAAAACCATATCGCGGTGTCATCGCGGTAACCTAAATCCCAGCCCGTAAACACAGGCAAGCTTGGGTCATACGGCACGCTTGTAATACGCCCTTGATCTTCCGCTTCACGCATTTCTCGTCCCCAAAAAGCACCGAGGATCGCAGCCTCAAAGCTGCATTCGTACTCCTGCAAGTACTGATCCTCGGCCAATTGCGCCTTTGCGGCGGTTAGCTCGGTCGCCGGCAATAACCCGCTTGATGAGGCGGGAAGGCGCAGCAGGAACCACTCGCTAGGGATTCGAGTGGCAATCTCATAAATTTCCCAAAACTGATTCTTGCCCTTCGGCGTTCCACCGAACACGCCCCAACCTTGTTTATCAGACAACGCTGGGCGAATAACGTTTCCAAACACGCTTGGCTTGAAGTCACCGTATTCGTCCATGTAAACGCCCGAGAAGCCAAGGCCGCGCATCGCGTCAGCATTGTCGGCACCGTATAGGCGTATCTGGCTGCCGTTAACGAGCGTTAGCGTCAGTTCTTGCTCGTTAATGCTGGTCAGGATTGGCTGGGCAAACTCTTTGAAGTATTGCCACGCCACGGCTTTAGCTTGCGAGCGATACGGGGCGATGTAGGCAAATAGCCCACGCTCATCCTGATAGGTAATCGCCGCTCGGATCATGTCGTTCACGGCGGCCACCGTCTTGCCTGCGCGACGATGCGCAACTAGGCAGGCCCAGCGCTGTGTACGCTCATGGAACGGCATGAACGCCTTGCGTGGCCGGTAGGGCAAGATTATTCGGGAGCCATCCATTGCACTTGCATCTTAATCGGCTTGCCGTCGCTGCCCGTGTGTTCCTGTCGAGCGAGCTTGGGAACGTGGTACTCCAGCAGGGTGCTAAAACAATCAAACGCAGCGTGCGGCCCCTTCTCCTCTGCGATCTGATCTAGCCACCCTTGTAAGCGGTCGGCGTTGCCGTCCACAAACGCTGCAATCGCCTCTCTGGCGGCCTGCGTGGACTTATTGGGCAAACCCTTGGGTCGCCCTGGGCCTCCTTTTCTTCCTTTTTTAAAACGTCCTTCGCTCATATCATTCGCGTCTCAATATCTTGACTTTCTTTTCCTCGCCCGGAAACACCACAAAGTTGCGAGTGCCACCACCGCCTTGGCCTCTACTGCCTGCGTCTAGGTACTTAATGCCGGGAATACCAAGTTGCCTCATATAGTCTGAAGCGTCGGCATTTTGCCCAAGGTCGTTGCCCAAAGTATCGTAAAAATCTTTTCCTGTTAAAGAATTCCAGTATGCGGCAACGGCTTCTTGCTCCGAGGCGGCTCTTGGCCCTTTAACAATTGATCGGCCAACGCCGAATGTGGAACCCGGCAACGGCGGCTTGTCTTGAAGCACAACGTATTTGTCGCCGATTTGGCCGACGCGCATATCGGGCGGCAATTGTTTTTCGCCTACGTTCATGTAGCGCATAACCGTCTCACGAACCGCAGGCGACTGCTCACTCAACGGCTTATCCCAATCCAGCATCCGATCTACCATTTCGTCGGGTAGGTCGGCGGTGTAAAGTGCGCCGCCATGCGTTGAAAATTGCTCTGAAAATCGTTCTCCATAGCCGTTTTTAATCATCCTATCCATCGTGTCGGCAATTTCAGGGAAACGCGGATCATCTTTGCCAATAAACTCTCCCGTTTCTCTTAAAGTAAAGCCGCTTAAGTCACGCCCTTTTGGTATATAAGTTCGCGCCACATCGGGGCTTTCGGCAAGGTAAATGCCATGCCCATACGCCTGTGCGCCTTCGCCCGTACCAATCTTGCTGGCGTCAAACTCCTCAAAACGGTGAGGGCTGCCGTGATAAACGTCAATTTCCTGCATCACAGGCGTTCTGCGAAAACGAACGGGGTTAACCATTTCGCCAATGACTTCACCCGCACCCAGCGGGCCGCTCATTGCTTTGTCAGCGGTGTAGCGCAGTGCGTCAGCAATCAACGAGGGATCGCGCACAACGCCTTTAACGGTTTCATAAGTTCCTTTCACCGTGCCAATTGGGTCGGTTAGCAACGCCTTGCCGCCTTCCAAAATGTTAACGCCTGCCTGCCCAAGCCCTGACGACAGGTTTTCTAGGTCGCTGCGTAGGCTTCGGCGTGGCTCGGTCGTTGGCGCAGAATCGTCAATGACCGGCACCGACTCCATCATGCGGCGTCGGCGTTCTTCCTCGTAGGCGAGGGCGGCGGCCAAACGTTGACGGTCAGCGGCCATCAAGCTTTGTTCCTACTGCTGATGGCTTTGGCCTTGGCTCGGGCGTCCTCCTTACTTGAGGCTCCCCACGCCCTCAACGCAAGGGCTAGGCGTGTAGGCTTACCGTCCTTTGCCATCGGCCCTGGCATATTGCCCATGCGAGCGAGGAAAGATGCTCGGCGTGGGTTGTCGCCTGATTTGACCGGCGGCTTTAGCGTCCCGCCTGTCTCGGCCTTATAACTAGCGCGACCCTTGGCGTTGAGGCCGCCCTTTGGGTTTTTACCCTCGCTACGCGTCCACGCGGCTGTCACTTAAACCGCTCCAATTTGTAGAGTAACGCAGCAATCTCGCCTACGATCTCGTCCACAATGTTCTGTAGGTCGGTGTCTTTTGGCAGATCGCCTCGGATGCCCTTCACAAACGTCAACAAGCTATCGGCATATTTCGCCGCGTCCTTCTGTACTTTGAAGCCATCAGGGTAATCGTCTAGCGGAATGATGCCGTGATGCCCCTGATACGCCTCGGCGTACTTGTCGGCCAAGTCCACAATGTTTTCGTAGTAATGCCCTAAAGCTTTATGCGCCGCGTAACTTGCGGTCTGCAAATGCAAAAAATGCGCGGCAGTGCTGCTGTGTAGCAATACGCCTATAAATTCGGCGGCGTCCTTGTGACTCATTGCGGCGTCAACCTTAAGTTCGGCAAGATGATTGCAGTCGTAGCATCACCCGCAACGTATCGACCTGTCAACCTTTCCTCGGGCGGGTACACCAAAATGCGCTGCGATAAATCAATCTGCATTGCGTTCCACACGCCCTTTTCAATGCCCTCAAAGTCATCCAGCGTGATCACCGTATCAGCCGTAAACAGCCGCTCTAGGTGCGGCTTATCGTCAGGCTGTAGCCGACCGTCTAAATGAAGCAAGTCAATTTTGCCGTCTAATTTTGCAAGCATGTCGGTGCTGCTGGCGTGGTACTGGGTGATACGGGTGGCAAGTGGTAATTTAAAGTCGTGCGTCATGTCGCAGGTGTGTACGTCTGCGCCTTCTCGCGCCAGCACAAACGTAGATTTGCCGATATAGGTGCCAATTTCAGCGATCCGTTGGGGTCGGAAATACCGCACGACCGCCCATAACGCAATCAGCGAGGCGTGGTTGGTGCTACCCGTCTGTCGTTCGGGGTCGAGCTTTTCTAGGTTCTCAATCACATGCCACGGCAGGTCGGGCAAATCCGCAAATAACGTTTCCCAAATTGCCCGCGACAGTCGCTTTCGGTTTACGTTCAGCATATATTCTCCCAATGTTTGTCTTTTTCCATGTGGGCGAAGACATCGCCCAACCCACCGCGATGGTGCAATCCATTCGCCAACACAACCCTAACGCGACCATCGTGCAGGTCACCGACGATCAAACTCCAGCTGTGCCAAGCGTCTCGCGGGTGTTTGTCTCGCACGGCAACCGGCAGTTTCTGATGCAATGGCGCACCAATGCGTTTGCGGAACTCGGGTTGTCCGAGCCTGCGATGTACATGGATACCGACATGATCGTGCGGCATCCCATTGACCCTGCCGCGCTGCTCGAGGACGTCGTGGCGATGACGCGCCGTGACTTTAACCGCGAGGCAATGTTTAACCCGCGCCAACGCGGTCAGGATTATTTCGAATACGCCGGTTTGAAGTTGGATAAGGTGTACCCGTATGTCGGCTGTTGCACGATCACCGCCGATTGGGGCGTGTGGGCTGACTTGGCCGAAATGTATAACGTGTTGCCCGATAAATTCCGTGTGTGGTATGGCGACCAAGAAGTTTTGCGGGAATACGCTAAACGGGTGGCTGTCCAGCCCTTGCCCGAGGCGCATTACGCTTGCCTGCCTGAATATCTGCCGCGACACCCTGACCCCGCTATCGTCCATTACAAAGGCGCACGCAAAGCGCTGATGCCTAGCGCTGCTGCTCTGGCTTGATTGCCAGCATCCAGCGTTCCATTAGCTCACGCACCGTTTCCTCGGGGTCGCGGGCCACATAAAACTCGCCGCGATGCTCAAACAACGTGCGGAACACTTCTTGTGCCTCGCGCAACTTGCCCTTCGGCATCTTAATCTCCACCCAACACACCCACGGCGTTCCGTTGGGCAGTGCGCGGGTGACCAATTTGTCGGGGATACCCTCACCCGCCTTACCGTAATCAATCACCGTAAATCCCGCCTTGCGTAGGGCTTCGGTGATAATCGCATCATTGCCGTCCCGTCGAGCGGCGTGTCTCAT